GTTGTATTTAAAGACTATATTAATGAGTGGTCTGAATCTGGATACTGGCCAGAGTACATAGACAACTGGAAGCTAAATGAGGATGGTGCTGGAAGAATGCATTATTCTGTGATAGAAATTCTTAAGCATGACATCCATGCAGAAAAAAATCTAGCAATTACATTTCACACAGATGCACACAAGCACAGAGTTGGTCAGCCAAGATCACAACAGATTATAACAATTACTATCTATGTAAATGACGATTATACTGGTGGTGAAGTTGAATTTTTAAATGAAATTGACGAAGTTCCAAAGGTTGTTACATACAAGCCAGCTGTAGGAGATGTAACCGTTTTCCCTTCTGGTATACCTTACTTCCACTCAGCTAAAGCCGTAACTGAAGGAAACAAGAAAGTTTTTGTTAGAGTTTTTGCACAATGGAACTACCCAGGTTCAAAAGAATGGTTTGAGGGAATAGAAAAACATGGAGAAGAAAAGTGGTTGCAAATGGTAGATGATAGCGTACAAGAAAAGGTATCTACTGGAATCTATGACCGTGAGGTTAGAATTGAAGGAACAAAATGGCAAGATGTAAATCCTTCTATTAAAATTGAAGTATCTAAAGAAAACCACATCTACGTAGATGGAAGATCTATGTAATGGAAAAAATTAATTTATTGCCTGGTATTAATGTATACAAAGGGCTGTTTAATAATGTTGAAAATATTTTAAATATTATTAAAATTTCAGAAGGAGACATAAAGGATCAGCACGAGCCTTCTGGTAAAGGGTTTATTCGTGACTGGGTAAAGTGGTATGATTTTGGAATAATGACTAACTTTGCTCCCGATCTTGTTGGCAAAAAATTAATGTCCTCCGAAGAAGATGAGTTAAAAAAACAAACTATATTTGAGCAGATTAAAACAAAACAAGAAATTGTAAATGTAATTGATTTTGTTTTTAATGACTATATGTCTGAATGGAAAAATGTTGTAGAGTGGCCTGATTATGTTAAAAACTTTGGGCTCTCTACAGAATATATTTCTCATATAGAACCAGATAATTCTAAAAGAAAACTAACCCTGCAACAAATTGATGCATTAAAACACAACATATACCCAGATAAAGATTTTGCAATAAACTTTCATTCGGATAGCTCTAGATACCATGAAGACGAGCCTGGCTTTAAACAAATGCTTTCTTTAACTATATATTTAAACGATGACTATGAAGGTGGGGAAATACAGTTTTTAAACGACAAAGAAAATAAACTTATTACCTATAAGCCAAAGGCTGGAGACATGACAATATTTCCTTCTTTCCATCCATTTTGGCATGCCGCAAAGCCAGTTGTAAGCGGTAGTAATAAATATCTTTTGCGTGTATTTATATCTTGGTACTATGATGGGTCTGAAAAATGGATACAAGGAAGAGATACATACGGTCTTGCAAAATGGGAATCAATGCAAGAAGACAGAGAAAATGATGAAGTTAATAATGGTAGCAACGAAAGAATGGTTTTGATTGACGGACAAGATCCCTACGATTACCCAGCAATCAAAGTTTATATTGAAAGCAGTAACAGCACTTATATAGATGGAAGGTTGATATAATGACTATCTTTTTATTAGGATTAATGCTAGGATTTACTATTGGGTATCCACTTGGATTATTCATAGACAAATGGGACAAAAGGATTAAAAATGGCGGAAGATAAGAATACTCTACAGCTGATTAGTGATATAACAGAGTTTAATGATCTGCATGAGTATATGCAAGATGAGCACTTAGACAAAGCATTGGCTATTGTTGTAAAGCTATTGATGACACCAGATGTTCCTTCAGCAAAAGCCCCTATGCTTATTATGGAGCTGCAGGCAATGTCTACTAAGTTTGCGGTAATGTCTTCTGTGTATTCAACCATTGCTAAAGATAAAGCGGGAACTGTAAATAACAACAAGAAGAACGTTTATTATTCAGTAAAGGAGTCCATAGACAAACTTGTAGATGCACTTAAGTATGTCGTTAGGTATAACTCATAAATGGCTAGAGATATTGTAAAGAACCTTAAGTTTAAGAAACATACTGGAAAGTTCTTTGACCCAGAAAAGTTTGCGTCATTGCTTGACGAGTCATATCGTAATACCAAAAGAGCAGACGGACAGATGACAAAGAAGTCATTTAGCCCAAGCTCACTTGGATATGGGCACGGAACATGCCCTAGATATTGGTATATGGCTTTTTCTGGTGCAGTATTCATTGATGACAACGATGCCGTAGCAGTTGCCAATATGGCACAAGGAACCCAGGCTCACGAAAGACTTCAAAAGCTTATTGCTACAATGCCAGAGTGGAAAGCGGAAGAAGAGGAAATTATTAATGAGTATCCTCCCATTAGAGGCTTTATAGATTTAATTATGGAGTACGATGGCGAGACTGTAATTGGTGAAATCAAAACGGCAAAGCAAGAGGTATGGGATACCAGACAATCAGAGATGAAGTCATCAGCAAACCACATGCTTCAACTATTAACTTATATGAAGTTAAAGAATGCCAAAGAAGGATTCTTTCTGTACGAAAACAAAAACACTCAAGAGATATTGATTATTCCAATATCAATGAATGATAAAAATAAAGCAATAATCGAAGAAGCATTTTCTTGGATGGAGCAGGTCTGGGATAACTTTCAGAATGGAGACCTACCAGTAAGGCCATCAGGATCAACTAAGTCAAAGATGCCATGCACATATTGCCCAGTTAAAAAGGCATGCTATGACAACTCTGGTCCCGTTGGCACAGTAGAAATAGATTTATATAAGGTTCCTAAAATATGATTTGTGCCAATACAGAATGCGCTAAAGACTTTGATTCTAAGACACATAATCAAAAGTATTGTTCAGATGAGTGCTGCAGGGTTGCAACAAACAAAAGAATTATGCAAAAGTATTATGAAAAAAAGGCTATTAAAAAAGGAGCAGTCAGGCTTTGTAAAAAATGTAAGTCCCAGCTAAGCAGGTATAACTCTGATGATGTATGCTCTTCATGCCTAAAAGAAACTAATTCAAAGTCTAGAAAATTGTTACAGGATATTATAGATGAAATTAGCTAGCCTAATAAAGACAAGGGCAAATAGGGTTTTAGGTATAGATGCCTCAACTAACTCTATAGCCTTTTGTTTAATGGAAGATGACGTCCCACTTAAATGGGGAAAGATTAATCTTGTAGGCGAAGATATATATGAAAAAATTCACGACGCTAAAAATAAAATGGCTATGATGTTAGATGAACTGAAGAGTGATTATATTGCTGTTGAAGGTGCCATACTTGTCAGATCACCTGATGCTGTGATAAAATTGTCCTATGTCTATGGAGTTGTTATTGCTGAGCTTATGTCTACTGGTGCTAAGGTTATTACTATTAGTCCATCCTCGTGGCAGGCGTACATTGGCAACAAAAATCCTACGAAAGATGAGAAGTCTGCAATAAGACTAGCTAATCCAGGGTATGCGGAATCTTGGTATAAAAATCAGTTAAGAAATATGAGAAAGCAAAGAACTGCTGATTACTTTAATAAAAAATATGGTTTAGAAATTATAGATTTTGATGTTGCGGATAGCTTTGGTATTGCACACTACAGCAACCAGGTGCTTACTAAGCGATGAAGCTTTATCAAAGTAAAGATTGGCTATATAGAAGATACATAGTTCAAAAGAAAACAGTTACAGAAATAGGTAAAGAGTGCGGGGTCTCTGCTATGACCATACAGAGATATTTACAAGAGTTTGGATTGTTGAGAAAAAAATGAGCGAGTACCCAAATAAAGATGGCGGATATCAGGCTTGGATAACAGACCTTCAGTTAATTGCAACAGATGCTCCTTCTGGCCACAAGATCATTAGAGAGTGTTTAGAGATTTCAGAGATGCTTATAAAGAAAAATATCTCATACGGAAACTCAGCACTAGATCCAATTCGCATATTTTCCAAGGCGGATTCAACAGAACAGATTCGTGTCCGCATTGATGATAAATTAAATAGAATTCAAAACGATAAAGCATTTCCTGGCGATAATGATATTGATGATCTAATTGGCTATCTAATTCTTCTTAAAATTGCTAACAAGTCTTAGTCAACTAAAACATGGTATAATTTATATATGAGCGAATTAGAGCCAGCGGTACACTTTGACAGAATGAACAGGGTTGTTCAAGAACTGCTAAAGGGCAACTCCGCAACACAAATAGCCACCAATACAGGATTCTCTAGAAAAGAGGTTCTTGAATATGTTGATGAGTGGAAGTCTGTAGTCCATAACGATACCAATTTAAGAGATCGTGCAAGAGAGGCAATCTCTGGAGCAGACGAACATTATGCAATGCTAATCAAAGAAGCCTGGAAGACCGTAGAGGATGCAGATACCCAAGGACAGCTCAGCGTAAAAGCAGGGGCCCTAAAGCTAATTGCAGACATTGAAACAAAAAGAATAGCTATGCTTCAATCTGTAGGTGTATTAGAGAATACTCAAATTGCATCTCAAATTGCCGAAACTGAAAGAAAGCAAGACATCCTTGTTGGAATCCTAAAAGAAGTGACTGCTGGGTGCCCTAAATGCAAGCTAGATGTTGCAAAAAGATTATCTCAGATAACAGGTATTGTTGAGAGTGTTCTGATTCACGAGTCAGATGTTGTCTAATACATTTCCATTTTCTGCAAGCGTAGACAATTTTAAAAAATTAAGTGATGGCATATGGGTATATAAAAAATTTATTTCTGATCAGGATTGTGATTCTATTACTGGTGTTGCAAGTAGCATCCCAGACAACATGTGGTTTGAAAGAGATTGGTATAAATCTACTAAGAAACAAATAAGCCACCTACTTCCAGTACACAACCATTTAAAATCTATTTTAAAAAAAGATTTTTATCTTGGAGAAAATCTTAGCCTTGTAAAATTTATAAAAGGTCAGACATGGAATCTTCATAAAGATAACCACGACTCAATTCATTTGTTTGAAGCTAACTTAAGTGTAAAAGAGGGCGATACCGTATACCCAGCTGAATATACTACCCATGGCGTTATATTTTATTTTAATGATTATGATGGCGCAGAGATATCATACCCAGAGATTGGAATGCAATACAAGCCAGAAAAGGGTGATATGCTAATTCATAGATCAGACATATCTCATGAGGTGCTGGCCTTAGAAAGCGATATAAGATATACACACTCTAATAAAATTTTTGTATATATTGATGTCCCATTGGGTGTAAAATGAGCTTTGATTTTTCTGACCTAATAGATATTCTGGACGGCGAAGAGTTTGAAGAAAAGCCAGTAGATTTAAGGACATTTGTAAATGATCCAAACTACTTGGGGTTGCCGCCTCTATCAGAGTATCAATACACTTTAATTGAAAAAAGCTCTCAGATTTATAAAGAGTCCACGCTAAAAAAATTATTTGGCGAAGAAGAAGGTGCCACTAGATTTAAACAAACTGCTAATGAAGTTGTAGCACAGCTAGGCAAAGGCTCTGGAAAAGATTATTGCTCAACAATTGCTGTAGCTTACATAGTTTATTTACTACTATGTTTAAAAGACCCAGCAACATATTATGGCAAGCCTCCTGGTGACTCGATTGATATTATTAATATTGCTATAAACTCGCAGCAAGCAAGCAATGTGTTTTTTAAAGGCTTTAGAAGCCGCATAGACAAGTCTCCATGGTTTGTTGGTAAATACTATGCAAAGGCATCTGAAATCCAGTTTGACAAGGCAATCACAGTTCATTCTGGGCACTCGGAAAGAGAGGCGTGGGAAGGATACAATGTTATAGTTGTTATCCTAGATGAGATTTCTGGTTTTGCTATAGACAATACAACTGGTCACGATCAAGCAAAAACAGGTAGCGCTGTATACGATATGTATAGGGCATCGGTAGACTCCCGTTTCCCAGATTTTGGCAAAGTCATTCTTCTTTCATTCCCTAGATTTAAGAACGATTATATACAGCAAAGATATGATGCAGTTGTAGGAGAAAAAGAAACTGTAATCAGGGATCATAAATTTAAGATGTACGAAGAGCTTCCAGACGGAACAGCAGGAAATGAATTTGAAATACAGTGGGAAGAAGACCATATCATATCTTACAAGATACCTAAAGTATATGCTATTAAGCGCCCGACTTGGGAGATCAACCCAGTTAGAAAAATTGATGACTTTAAGACAGCCTTCTATACAAACCCAACAGACGCTTTATCAAGATTTGCTTGCATGCCACCTGACGCAGTTGATGCATTTTTTAAATCAAGAGAAAAAGTAGAAAAAGCTTTTAGCGTAGGACAAATAGCAGTAGATACATTTGGAAGACTGGAGGAGTGGTTTCTCCCAGACCCAGATAAAAAATATTATATCCACGTAGACTTAGCGCAGAAGCATGACCATTGTGCCGTTACTATG